GGCTCTCGCCGTTCCAAAGACTATGGAGGTTCAACCCATGTCAGCAGTTATATCTGTTCTCAAGGATGGCCTTGTCGCTCATTCCTACTACTCGCCATTTTCCTTACGGAATTTGTCGTTTGTTGGATTTGACGACACGCTAACGACTACCCCCTTACATGTGGTTATGCTTTCGCATGATCCCATTTTTGGCGGTTTTCGTGCGGATCAGCAATTCCTTTACTTAGGAGTTGCTGCCCTACCCTTGTCATCAGATGGGGTCATTAGGCAGACTCTTTCGAGTCGTCCTAACACGACTGACTATGATAGTCAGAAGGACTTTTCTCGTTATGGTTCGAGTATTCATACACTCGTTTCCATACCTGAGATCCTTTCTGGCTCTCAACGTCGTCCTGCTCCTTCTCTCGCTCGAGAGAAAGAAACCCGACATTATAACTGGTCCGGCTCAGGCGTTGTATCAGATGTACCGGTTGTTCGCCAAGGCTCCATTGGTTCTTTTAACCTCTGGGGCTCTAGCACGGCCGTTACATGCCATCGCTTTGGAGAACCCCAAGGCTACGCATACCATCCCGGTAATGGTAGCCTAGGAACTTTCTCCGGTGGCGCTGACGTTGGTACAATCCTGAAAGACGTGCACAGCACGGGCACAATTTCTCGCGGTCAGACCGGACAGAACAATACGTTCTTCTCGGTCACTGACTACGAGGAAACTTCGGATTTCCTCAGCGCGACTTGTGAGTTGGCTATCTATGTCTTTCATAGAGATGCCCTCTACACGATCGTGTATGACTTCTTCATGTCGAAGAAGCTCATTCATGAGAATATCCGATCTCACATACCTGTTTGGTTAGATCCAAACTATGTGGCCTGGACATCTGATCGTTCTCCATCTATCGTCTTCAAGACGGTAACATGTAGCGACTGTCAGGTGCCCATCACTTCCGATCTTAATGCCCTCCTACGTATCGGGAATATCATAACTTTCCAGACTACGTTCGATCGCACTACTTTCGGGAGTGACGCTGCTCACGTACATTCACGCAGGAGGCGTTCTGTTCTCAAGCACTCTTCGTCATTCTTTGGCGAGGTTGCTTCGAACTACGCGGAACTACTCAGTTCCTCTAACTTCTCTTGCGCGGATGCCCTTCAGGCGCTAGAAGGGGGTGTATCTAACAACATACTTCAAAGTGTTGTTAAATTACCCAACATCTCCTCTGCTCTTCCTCAGATCAGAGAAGCTGTCGGTCTTCTTGGTCACATAGCCAAGAAGGACCTCTCACTAGCTACCCTTAAGGATATTCTTGACTTGGCTTCGTCCACAACTCTGCAAGCTTCCTTTCAATGGAGGCCTATGCTAGAGATTTTGATGAAGCACCTTCCTATCATACGAGATCTCTCACGAGATTGCTCGTCTGGTAAGAAGGTCACCATCTCTCGAGGTAAGTGGAAATACTCTTTCCTCGAAGGTGAGTTGTCAAGGCCGGCTCAACTGACTGCCAGGACCAAGATCGTCTTAGACGAGAGTCCTCGTGGACTCCTCGCCGCTCTCCTAGGTATCGACGCTTTCGGCATAATGCCGAAGCCATCGAATATCTGGGATCTGCTACCCTTTTCTTTTGTGGTGAATTGGGTAACAGGTGTCGGGAATGGTATACGCCGGGCTGAGTATTCCGCTGTACTACTCGGAATGCCGGCCTACTATATCCATTCTTACGAAGTCAAATCGGCTTTTAAGTCTGAGGAACTAGAGAATTGGAGTCTCTCTAGTGAACCTATAGACCCATTGTCTATGAAAGTGATGTTCAGGGATATTTCTCTCTTTGCACCACTACCTAGACAAACCAGATTTGGTTTCGGTCTTCCCACCAGTTCTCCTCCACTCGGAGTTGTACTGGCCCTCCTCTATCAGCTATTTATACGCTGATGGAAAAGTCCTCCCGTCTAAAACGGGATCTATACAACCACGAAAGGTGGAAACTATGGCTCACACATACAGCATCGACCACACCGAGACAACGACAGAGTCTGTCAATGTCCAGGTTGCGGCTAAGTCCGAGTTGACTCTTGAGTCAACAGAGAAGGTTGGCGACGCCACAATAAGCGTCTACCGCCTTGCATCCGGGGATACAAAATATCCCGCGAATGTGACTTATCGCGTCGAAAACCAACGACGCGGAGGTGCACCTGTGAGGCGGATCAGTGTTCAGTTCGACACGTGGGCGGTCGACGATGATGGGGCCGAGTTAGTTATTCGGAAACCCATAACCGCCGAATTCGTCGCGATCGTACCCGCTGATCTTACGGTCGAGCTTGCCGACTGGAACGTTATGATTGGGAATCTTGTTAGCTTCCTATATCCTAGCGTAACAGCCGGCACTCGCTCCACTGCCTACATGCAGAAGCTCCTTTACGGGCTCCCGCAGGTAGTCTAATGGAGACTGTTCGGGTAAGGCATAAAGACCACAGTTTCGATATTCCTATCGATCCTGCTGCCTTTAACCTTCCTCGGACAGCCGCGGGTAGACAGAATGAGCATATTGCTCATTTTGTCTGCTCCTGGCTGAGTTTACTACTCGATAGTCCACTCGGTACGAAGCCTGTTAAGGTCTTTAGGGAATTCCTTGCGGAACTCTATAGAGACTTTCAAGGCGTCGTCATCCAGTACTCCGAGCTATCCCATAAGCTAGTTTCACAAACTATGCTTACAGGATCCGGCACCTTAATAGGTGACTGGATTGATGATTTTCGAAAAACACCCTTGTTCTTCGAATATCATCGGTTGTTCCAGTCTGGAGATCTGAGCCTTCTGAGGTATATCTACACGTTCCTAAACTTCGGTAAGAAGCTGGAATTTGTAGACGAACATCTGAAGGAAGTCGCTTTTCGCGATTGGGTTCAGATTGAAGAAGACCTATCGAATCTTGAATTCGTCGATGATGATGTCGCATCACTGCGCACCATTATGAACGAATTACTTACGCCGCTTAGTGACGAAGAGTTCTGGCCAAAACATGGCCCGGGCTCGGTCGCACAAAGTGGGGTACGTGATCCCATCATGAAGCACAACCTTGTGTCTTATGATGAGATTCTTGATCGCGTTTTCTTTTCAGGCCTATTTAGCTCATTCGGCCTGAAGGCAGAACGCGGCTACCATCCTTCTAAAGTTCTCCCGAACATTGAGGAATGGCTGCCTAGTAAACTCGTTCGGCGACAGCACGCGCGATTAATGTTCGTGCCGAAGAACCTCAAGACTGCTCGCTCCGTTTGCATGGAGCCTGCAAATCTGATGTTCTTTCAGCAAGGCGTTGATCGGCAAATGCGCGCTGTCATCGAAAAAACACCGTTTGGTCGTTTCATCAAGTTACGAGATCAGTCTCGAAATCAGCGTCTAGGCGTTATCGGTTCTTATACCGGTGACGTCGACACGATTGACCTCTCGGCTGCCTCGGACAGGGCTTCATGGAAGCTTGTCAAAGCGGTTTTCCCAGTAAACTGGGTTATCGCAATGCATGCGACTAAGCTCTCTTGTTGATACTCCTGATGGCTCTACCCGAGCCCTTCAGAAGTTTGCTCCTATGGGTAGTGCTCTATGCTTTCCGACGCAATGCATCATTTTTGCGTCTGTCTGCTTATATGCCACTTACCTATGGGCGAAAGACCTACTCCCAACGGCTTCTCGCACTATGTTGTCCCAAGATGTCTACGATGCTCTGAGAATAATATCTCAAGACTACGAAGGCTATCATGGAACTCGAAAGCGCGCTCAGCCGTTAGCAGTATACGGTGACGACATATGCTGCGATTACCGTATCACACCATATGTCATGGCTATTCTGGGACGTCTTGGTTTCTCCGTCAACATCAGCAAGAGCTTCACGAATGTTCAAGCTTTTCGTGAGACTTGCGGTATGTTTTCGGTAAACGGAGTTGACATTACTCCCTTATACTACAGAGTAAAAGGGAATTCGAGGAAGCTAAATGCCTCGTTCTTGTCATCCCAGATCCGACTTACGAATGAAGCATGGCGACGAGGGTATAAAAACCTGTATCGTTCATGCCTCAGACGTCTGGCGAAAGGCATGCATGGCATACCTTTCGTTCGCGATACTTCTGATAACTTCGGAATTTATTGCGCCAACCCTAGGAATAAACACCTACGGAAACGCAATAACCTGAACTATCAGAGAGCTGAGTACCGCGTTCGGTCCATCGCACCTGAAGGATTTCACATGGCAGACTTTCGCCATGAGAGATACCTCCATATGCGGTGGCTTTCTGAAGAAAAGAGAGACGAAACTGGTTTACCAGAGTCGTCAGATCATAACTTCAGGAACGGCCACAAAATACAATGGGTTTGGACTCCATTGTACTAAGTAGCGCGGGGGGCACTCGATTGCGG